AGAAGTTGATCCAGTAAGATTGTTCTGAGCGCCGGACGTAAGGGTTCCGGTTATATTTGATACGCTCAAGGTATTGCTGGAGGGATTATAAGTTAAATCATTGGCGTCCATATAAACGGATTGATTGCTACTTGAACTACTTGCAAGAAATGCGAGGCTAAAATTAGCGTTAGATCCGTTTGCGGATGTAGTTACATATGTTGCAATATTCGCAGTTCCAGCAAGAGTGCCGATAAACGAAGCGGCAGTTAGCGCACCCGTGCTTGGGTTGTATGTAAGGCCAGTGTCAGATTCTGCACCTTTAGCCCCCGTCGCCCCATCAACAAAAATTGGATAGACAGTTTCATCAGCAGAATTATTGGCAGTAACCGTTACGTTCGCTGCTGTAGTTGCATTGGCGGCGGTTCCCGTTGTGTCCTGATTTAGCGTAGGGAATGTGCAGTTGGCCAAATTGCCTGAAGCCGGAGTTCCCAAAGCTGGCGCAACCAATGTAGGTCCGTTTGCAAATACAGCCGCTCCTGTACCTGTCTCATCCGTCAATGCCGATCTTAGATTGGCAGAACTTGGGGTGCCCAAAAACGTAGCGACATTTGAACCCAATCCTGATACGCCAGAACTTATCGGCAGTCCTGTAGCATCTGACAAATTAAATGCTGGAGTAGCATCCGATGCACCCAAAGCCACTGTCACACCACCATAAGACACGGCGCTGTTAGCCAAGCTGCTGTTAGCCAATGGAGTACTAAGTGTGGTGGTTCCAGTTACAGTAAGATTCCCGGAAACCGTAGCATTGTCATTAATTGCCACTGTGCCCCCGGAAGAATCAAGCGTTAGATTGCCTGAGGAAGTTGATACTGTACCGGCGTTTACTGTGACCTGATCAACTACCGCATTTCCTACTACAGTTAGAGTTCCGGCAACATCAGTTGTGTCCAGTGTTGTATTTCCATCTACGTCCAAGTTGCTAGTTATGGTGGCATTTGCTGCCGTAACTGTTCCGACTCCAGAAATATCATTGCCGCTAAGAGTAAGGTCACCCGATCCGCTACTTTCAAACAGTCGGATATCGCCAGACCCATTGGGATCTATGTCGATATTTCCGCCTGCTCCATCAAATATTGTGATGGAGCCAGAATTAGAACCCAGGTTTGTATTGAAAATCAGATCTCCGGTGCCAAAGGTAGTAAGAGTGCTGTCCTCTCCATCGTCACCAAGGCGAACCATATCTGTTCTAAGGTTTACGTTCCCGGTACCATTTGGTTGAAGCGTAATTACGCCGTTGGAATTTGTGGACGAGATCGTATTGCCATTGATATTGATGTTATCAACTTGCAATTCCGTTACGGCACTATTGGTTCCAATAGTAACGGCATCAATAGATCCACCGTCAATGTCGAAGTTCGTGCCTTCAATTTCGTTGCTACCAGCATTCAGCTTTCCGGTTAGATTGAATGCACCAATGTTTGTTGCGGTCAGGGTATCTGTAATGGACACATTGCCATCAGTGACTTCCAGCGCGTTTGTTCCATTTATTCCATCGATAATCAATTTTTCATCACTTGCATCCCAGGTCAACTCTTCGCCGCCTGTTGCTGAATGAAAAATTACATCGTATCCAGATCCGCTAGATCCAACAGTTAACGCACCAGTCAGTGTTGTTGCACCTGCACCAAAGGTTCCAGTTGTAACTAGGTTTTCGTTACCAAAACTAATATCACCGCTTTCATCAGTGATTGATCCACCAGTTAAAATTAGGCCCGCACCTGATCCCGTACCCGCCGCATTGCCTCCCACCTGCAATGTGTCGAAAGCATTGCCTACCTCGTTGCCTGTTGGCGTGCAATAAATGATTGCCGTTGCTCCATTTTGCAACGCAAAATGTGTACCGTCACCACAATCAAATTGAATCAAATGCCCAGAAGCATTCCGTGCAAAAAATACACGATTCGGGTCATCGCCAGTGCCATTGCCTCTAATATTAACAGTAGTTCCTCCGGAATTTCCGTTTGTAAATTTTACAAACGATGCTCTTCCCGAAGAACTACTTCCCAAAGCAGCCGTAGTGTAAGCATCTACAGTATCCGGAAGTGTCCAGTTTACAACTGCTGTACTACCCCCAAGATCCTGCGTTGCGTAAGAACGCGACTCTTCAATCCGCTTCCAATTCTGGTTGGTTGTGTCGCCCCATGTACCAGCCTGCTCACCAGAGGTAATGATTTCAATATTGAGATTACTACTGTATGTAGATGCCATTTACGCAGCGCCCCTTAGTGCTTGGTCACGGTAAGTTGCATTACGGAATGACCCACCCTGAGATGCGACAAGCACCTGAAGGGCCTCCTTGAACTTAGCGTCATAAAGTTGAATTAGATCTGGCTCACCCTTCATGAAGGTGTATGCCTCTACTAGGCATCCATATAGAAGGGCTGAAGAACCATGGGTACTTAGCCATGTTCCGGAGTAGTCATCGACAATGGAAGGCGGCTGGAAGAGGTACAGGATTTCGTATCTGTAATTGCCGTCTGTCCTCGGCGCGAATGCAAACGTAGCCAATCCATCGTTCGTTGAATCATTGTAAAAGCTGTAGTACTTCGGAGCGCCATCGGTGTTGTCATGCGTAACAGGAGCATACTCTTGAAGGAAATTGTAATCCTTCAAAAGCAAATACTGCCAAGGGGTTTCAGAATCACCCGTGGCTGAACCGGCACGAATCTTCATATACAACGGAGTTATCGGAGATGTCACATTGCTTGCAGCCACGCCCGGACCCGTACCAGATATAACGACATTGCTGGTTTGATCAGACAAAGGACCATCTACTGACTTCGTATTGTAGTTAGTGACATTTACTGCAAGATTGATACGCTCTTCAGCCTGCTGAATAATGACATTAAGCTGATCGGGATTTGAAGAACCCCAATTACTATTCTGCGTATAGTCGTTAATTGCATTAGTAAGCGTTGTATGAGTAAAGGCCATTATTTCTTCGCCTTGTGACCACCCTTAACTGAGCCGCCGTGTCCGTACATCTTCTTGCCAGTTGTCTTTACACGACCACCCGCATTGTACTGGGCGTAGTTTCGGTCTTCGTATTCAACGGGAAGACCCGTGCGGCGAGCTTCCTCGTTCGCCTTATCCATCCCCGCCTGATCATATGAAAAGCTCTTCATTCCCACCTTCGGCATAACAAACTCCTAATCTAAAGTATCCGTAAATTTTATGTACTCAATGTCAAAAGCAACTTTATTTTGATTTCCAACAGAACTCCCGTAAGCAAAAAAATCAAATCTAAAGCATGTAATTTCAAAACCCAAAGCTGCTGACTGAACCCAGGAAGATCCAGAAGTGCTGTCTTGAACTCCTGCAGAATCATCCATAACGTCCCAAACCAATGTTTTCCATTGATTTAACTCTGAATCTTTTCCCGTAAACCCTGGGTTCTTTAATACATTAACTATTGAAAATGGAGCTTGTGCAGTTCCAAATGGATATGGCTTGTCTACATTTCCATCTATATCTGGATCTGTAACTCCCGCATACAAAAAACCATGCCAGGGATCGTCAGATTCATAAAGAGCAGGGTAATTGTCTCCCCAACTTGTGACTCTCATTTTTACAACAACATACCTATTTTTAGGCATGTTGATTTTCGGATTTCCGCCACCACCATAATAATTCCAAAACATAAAAAACGGAGTGTTTCCATTGTAAGCAACTGGAGTTGCGGTATTCGGAGGATCGGGTCCATAAAAAGTGTCTGCAGGCCAAGGACATCTCAAAATTTTTACATCTTCTCCTTCGACAGATTCTGTAATTACTGAGATTGCTCCCGTTTGACCGCTTTGCGGTGAAGGTGGCCATTGACCCCCATTTATGTAAACAAATCCGTCTAGGTTTCTTCCATCCCACCAGCCACCACCAACAGGTTCTTTTACTGTTCCAGAAAAAGAAAATGTTTTGGGTTGTGGATTCAATATCTTTAAAGGACTGCCACTCTGTGAATTTGTAAACTGCCTACTTTCATCCAATCCCAAAGGGGGTCTTGGGTTCCTCAAAGCCTGAGGATCATCGACATGATAACGGCCAAGTTGGTTCTGGGGCTGGTCCGGATCCCAACACTCGGGGCACACAAGCATGTTGGTCACATTTAGATTGACCACTTCCTGCTTGAGTTCATGCAACGGATACTGGAATCCACAACGGTCACAGTAACCAATTGCCTTTTTACCCTGAGCATACGGTGCCATTTAAAAAGCATACCCCCCAGGATAAAAACGAACGGGAGCCTTTTCCCTGTCTTCTTCTGCAGCCAACTGAAACTGCTCCTCATAGTTCTGCTTAAGCATCTGAATCCTGTTAGCCGCTTCGGGCCTTTTGCATGCAATATTGTATGCCAAGCCTGCAACCAAGGCGGGCCAGAAACGATCCGGAACATCGGGATTGTATGTACCGCCCGGACCAGAGTCGGTCATGCGGCGAATTCGCGTGTAAACTAATTTGTATTTGCTGGACTCATCGGGCACGGGCCACAGGGTCATAGTTACATTGCCCTGCTGTCGATCCACATAAACCTGAGTCGGCCTAGCTTCAGTCAGCTTTGCGGGAACCCCCATGTAAGTCTCTCGGGATACACGATTCAAAACGTAGTCTGTTTGTTTTGAAGTGTCGGCATCGTCTGTTCTAAGGACCATGTCTACAACAGCCATAGTATTGTCAGCACACTGATATTCGGGAACTGACTTTTCAAGGAAATTGGTAGTCAAATCAGATGCGGAACCGCTCACAAATTTCTTTGCAATCTTCTGTTCTTCGACAGTCCAAAGATTAATCCCACGGTTTGCCCATTCAATACACATCAAGTCAAGGCTGCGCCTAGCGCCTCTAAGGTCATAACCGGAAACCATCTCCAAACCGGCACGCTCAAATGCCTCTTCGACAATGTCACCTATGTCAGGATTAAAACTTGTGGTTGTGTTAACGGCCATTACCGATCTCCGATGGCTTCTAAAATTCTTTGGTTTGCGTTGTTTTGCTCAATGCGAAGCTCTCGCAAATCCATCTTCACTT